TAGTAATTGATTATGTATATCAGCTAATCTTTGTCTGGGTAAGGGGTATCCTCCCTCATCATTCAGGTCTTGTTCGGTAATGTTTAGTATAGAAAAATATCCAGTAGGTTCTGGAGTTTGTACGAAAGTATCAAAGGTCTTAAGCCTAAGTATTTCTAAAGGTACAGAGTTGAAAAGTAAAGGTACACAGAGTAGTGCAAGTAGAGAAAAAGACCATTTCATTTCATTAGTTCATAGTTGTTTATAACTGCATATGTTAAAGTTAAATTTAAAATAGTCATATAATTCTCACTAGAATGTTGTGATATAAGACCACCTACTATTGCTTTGTGTATTAAAAGATTATCTAAGTGTGGTTTATCTCCTAGTAAAATATTTGATTCTCTTACGTTAGGTTTTTTTAAACCTTCATAAGTTGTATAAACATCTAAAGCATTTAGAGTCCAAAAGAATATCATTTGGTTTCTAGTTGGAGGTTCGTTATAATCTCCTAAATTAAAAATAAATTCTTTAGGAGGAACATACACAGCAGGTTGTTCTGGTAGTGTTAAGTCTAGTTCAGCTTTTAAATTTAATGATAATAACATTAATAATAAATATTTCATATTAATTTCCTTGAGTTATTGTTATAGTAGAGTCACCCCCACCATTCACCACAATCTGTGTGCTCTTGCCATTCTGTATTAGTATGACAGTATATGAACCACTCTTGTCTAAATCTAATCTAACAGTATCTTCTAAAGCTTTATAAAAAGTTATAAGATTGTCTGTGGAAAAAGTATTGATTTGAGTTTCTTGGTCAAACCCAAATGATGTACCTTTTAAATCTATGTCTGTTTTTAATAGTGTGTTTGTATTATCTAATTCGTTTATGTCTTCAATAATATTTAGTAGGTCTTCTAAAAAATTTACATCAAGATAATTTATATCTAACTCTGTAAACTCTAACTCATCACCTGCTAAATAGTCCTGCTCTAAATCGTCAAAATCGAGATAATCAATATCAAGAACATTACTTGAACTACTACCTCCGTCTTGTCTTCCTGCAACTTCATTCTCCTTTGGTTTACTTACAATCAACATGTTATCAATTAACTCAAGTGTCAAGTCAAGGATAACTGGTTTAGTGGGTGCAGCTTCAAACATTGAAACTGTTGTAGCTTGGTAAGGCTTGTTAAGTACAACCTCTCCCATAGCTGTTGCAACGACAATCTCTCCACTAGGTAGACCATCATCATCAGGTAATAGTATGACTAAAGAACGACCTAATTCGTCAACAGTCACAGTAAAATCAGTCCCACGAATACCTATCGTAGCACTTGGAGTTTTTATAAATATGTTTTGTTTATCTATAGTTGCTAGTTTTCCTGTGATAAATCTTGCAGTACCACTAGCAAACTGTAGAGCCATCTTAGATTTAGATGGGTCAGGGTCATATATAAACTCATCAATTATGAGTTCAGAATGTTCAGTCAATCTAACTTGACTATCATCTAGAAACGTAATGCCCACTCTCCCATTAGAAGTTTGGACATTATCGTAACTATTTATGTTGAAAGATAATGAAGCTTCGTAAGTATTGTCTCTTACAACTCTACCAAAACCTTTAAGTTCTGTAATGCTGCCTATATCAGCAACCGACTGCTGTTCCCCCATCGTTTTGGATGACACAAACAGTACCATTAGAACCAGTAGAAAGTATCTTAAGCCAATCATTATCCAATGTACTCTGTTGTTGTATGTTAAATGTTCTAGAACTTCCTGTCTGGTCTAAGTAAAAGTAACCACCTGCATAGCCTTGTCCATCAAAGCTAACCGTGTTTGAATCTCCATCAATATCCATATACGATGTACCACCATCATAATCAATATCAAAGTCAATCGTGTTACCTGAACCATTGATTATCCAATCAAGGTCTGTATTACTAGCCATAGCACTTGTCGCTAAGTCAAGCGTAAAAGTGTTAGTACTTCCAGTTACATCAACATTTAAGTTAGAACTATCTGCTCCGTATGTGTTTGTAGGGTCTACTTGAATT